CGTTCTGCATCTCTTACTGCTTTTGCTAGGCCATACTCACTTGCTTCTTTAGTAGATTTTGCTAGATTTAAAGCGGCTTTTTCTGCATCATCATAGCTTGCTGCCATTAAATCTGTTGCAAGTTGCTCTGCCCTTGCTGCTTGTGCTAGTTTTGACGGGTCCTGCTCACTCTCTTCTCTTAGTCGAGCAGCTAGTAGAGTCATTTCATTTGCAGTTTGCTGTCTTTTTGCATCAAGAAGATCATATTCTAATCCGATCATGGCAACTTTATTATCATATTCTTTTTTAATGAAAGGAAGCCGTATGTTCAACTCTTGCTTAGCTAGGTCAAGGTTAGCTCGTGCTTGTATTCCTTCATTGTCTGCAAACGGATTATTTGCTGTACGATCAGCAATATTTTCATCCATTCTACTTTTTCGTAGCTGGCTTTGTATTTCTAATCGCTGCTTATCTATCTCAAAAGCTTTTTGAGATATTTCTAAAGCTAGTTTTTCTGCTCCAATCATGGATTGCGTATCTTGAAGTTTTATTTGGTTTCTTTTTGTTTCTAAGATTTTTTCTTCTAAAGTTTTTTTATACTCTATTTCTTCGTTCTGGAGTCCCAGTAGTGTTATCTCTTCGTCTAGTAGTTCTGCTCTTCTTTGCTGAGCAGGAGTAAGTTCGCCTTTTTGAAGTTTTGTTATATCCTCCATCAGGATTCTACGCTCTTCTTCTTTTATAGCTTTTTGGTTTTCTAAAGTTAAAGACTTATTTTCTAACTGCTGTAACGCTCTTTGTGCGGCATCTTGTCCTTTAACACTAGTTGCTAATTTTTGCTGGAACTTTAGCGAGTCTATTTGTCCTTGATGCTTACTTTTATTTATGGTATCAATTATTGGTCTTTGCTGTTCAAGCAGCCTTTTTTCTACCATTAAGGGGTGGTCGGCTGGTAGCCCTTTCATGGTAATCATTTGCATTACAGGCTCTAATGCTCCTGTAAGAGGGTCTATTTCCATCTTTTGTTTTTGAATTATATTTCCAAACTCATCTTCTACATCTTCAAAAACAGGGCCCATTTGTTGGAAGGATGCTCCCTTTGCTTGTGTTGCAATATTTTTCAACCTGTCATCTATTTTTTGTAAGGAAGTTTCTGCTGAGTTTAAAGGAGCGAAAGAAGTTATAAAAGATTGAACAGAAGTTCTAGCGTCTTCTGCAATTCTGCTGCCTTCTTTTATTGCGTTGGCCATACCAATCGCGGAGTCTCTAGCTTTATTAAACTCTTCCTCTATTCCTCCTTCTTCGATAACTCTTCTAAATTCTGTAAAAGTTGCTTGAGTTACCCCAGTTTCTTTTTCAACTGCGTCCAGACTCTTGATCATATTATTAAAGAATTCTTGGGCATTTTTTTCATATTTAGTCAAAGCTTTTACAGGGTTTGCTGCTTCGACTTCTTCTATTCTTTCACGCTCTGATTTGCTATATACACGATGGCCTTCTTTGCCCAGCATAACGCCTTGATTTTTTTCATATACTGCTTTTCTTGCTTGGTTGGCTTTTTGATTTGCTAAATCTTGTCTTTGTGCAGATAAATATAGTTTATAATCTTCTGCGGCCTGTTTAAGGTTTCTTTGACCTATAGCGCTTCCTATATTTGAAAAAGATTCCATAGACATAGTGCCTTCTGCAAGAATTCGTTGTACTTCTGCAAAGGTTTTTAATTCTTCATTTAATTCAGCTAAGCTATCTCTATTCTTTTGATAAAGTTGTTCTGATGCACTAAGATTTTCGTTTCCAAAACCTACCACATCTTTTACCAACTGGTATAAAGTTACCGCAATACCCAGGTAGCCTAAAAAGCTTAATAGCTTGGTGCCGGCTGTTGCAACTGCTGCCCCCATACTTTTCACTGATGCGGCTACTCCTGCATAGAAGGCAACTGCTCTTGTTGCATATACTTTTGTCTTGGAAAGTTTTTTCTGTTCAGCAAGATTTACTTGCTCAAACGCAAATGTCATGTCACGAACCATTTGAATCGACATACCTTTAAAGATGCCTTTTACTACGATTCCGTGCTTATTATAATTCTTTTCTGCTGCTTGTAGTGCTTTTGATAAGTTGGCTTGATCTCTCTTTGTCATCACGCCTGCTTGAGCTCTTTGAAGTACGGGAGATGCTTGAACATTAGTTTTTGGAATACTAGCAACAGTGTTTTTAAATGCTGTTTTTAACTTTTCTTGGTCTAGTGTGGCTTTCTTGGCTTCTGCACTTACTGTTTCATAGTATGCTTGAGACTCTGCGGCAGACTTACGAGCACCTTTTGCAAGCTCTCCAAAATTTATACCCATAGCGGCCAAGGGGCCTTTTAAAAGAAGACCTAAAGAAGCAATAGCGAGAGAAGGAGTTTCTGTAAGAACTTTTGAGAAAGGACCTGCAATAACTGCGGCAGCATTTTGAACTTTCATTACTACATCGTCAAATGCTTTTCCGAGCTGATTGAATTGGTTTACACTACTTCCAGTTACTGCTAAAATTTTAGAGTATTTTTGCTCTGTCTGGCTTAGAACATCGTTTGCAACTGCTTGACTTCTTTCAAATGCTGTTAAATCGTTTGCACTTTTCCCTAAAGACGCTGCATACTTTTCCGTAGCATCTTTTAGCCTTAATACAATACCTAATTCGTCTAATAGTTCTGGCTCTGCTTTTGTGACACCGCGAACTAAACGATTGAAAGAATCAGTAACATCTCGACCTAATACAATTGAAACATCTTTTGCGGCAGTGCCTAGTTTTGTTAGCTGGTCTCTTGAAAGCCCCGAAGCTGTACCAATTGCAGCAGCTTGTGCAGCATCTCTAAAGGTAATTTGAGCTTCTGTTGCCTCTACTAAGTCATTTGTTAATCCTTTTAAAGCAACACCCGTAGCACTAGCATAAGCGGTCTGACCAGACTGCAATACTTGTAAGTCTCCTGCTCTTTTTAGAAACTGAAATGCTGCACTAACTGCAAATAGCTGAGCGGCAAGAGAGGCATAGACACCTACCAAACCTCCCATGCCTTGTATCATTTTTGCATTGTTTTTTGTATTATTTGCAGATTGTTGACCTACGCCTTTTAAGCCTCTTTGGTAGCGGTCTCCTGATTTGGTTGCTTTTTCTGTACTATTGTCAACACCGTCCAATGCTTTTTGCAGTTTCTTTGCAGAAACGGTAGCCTTTTGCATTTTGCCATTGACTTCAATGTCTATAGTAATTTTCTTTGCCATTAGCCACTAACATTATGGGTGAAACCTCTGCCACCGCCTGCTTTCGCCTTTGCTTTTCTTTCTTCTGCTTTTCGGCGTCTTTCTGCTTGCTCTGCTTTATACTCTACTAACTTACCTTCATAAAGTTTCATAAAGTACAGTATTGTTTTTGGGTTTTGTATTTCGTACAAATTTAAAAAGTACTCAACCCCGTTCCAGTGCTTTCCCATATATGTTCCACTCATGCCTTCCCAGTAGTCTGGAAGAAGGCTGAACATAAAAAATGCCACTTGAACTTCTTCGGGAAAATCCGAAAGCTCGAGCGGCATTTTGGTTGGATCTGGTTCTTGGTCTAGTTGCTCGCACAACAACAAATACTTATCTACGTCAAACTTACTATCTGCTTCACGTAAGTATCTGTCGAGCAGAGAAGATATCTTCTCTACTTGTTCCCAGTAAAATTTTCAAGTTCACCGACTGTTTCAGTAACCCAAGTATCAAATACAGTAGAATTTCTCATGAGAAGTTCTGCATTTTCTTGAGTAAACGGCAAGTTATCGTCTGGGTCTAGTTCTCCAATATCCACCAAAAGAAGCTCTTCTAGGTACCGATATTTCAAGCCTGACCAACTTTTAACAACTGCTTTTGTATATTCTACGATAAACTTATCTTCGTCAAGTACTTCTTCAGGCTGACGAGTTTTCTTATCAAACTTAGTAGTTACGCATTTTTTGCGTAATTTAAGTAGCTCTTCACGTGCTAAGTAGCAAAGGCTAATTTTCATATCTGAATAGCCTGGAAAATCCAAACTTACAGTTTTGCTAGGAGTCATAAGACTCGCTAAAGAAACAGGGGTATCGCTCATTTGTAATCCTTTTAGAAAGTAAATTTATATTTTGTAATTATAGTGGAGGGGAGATAAAATGTCAAGACTTATTTTTGAGAGGAGTATGAAAAAAGGGGCCGAAGCCCCTTGAAGTTTAATATTTTTTAATTATTATGCAGCACCACCGCCTTGGTATGTAATTGTGAGCTCATCCGCATCATCAATTGTTGAAGGTAATGCGTGGAAGGTAGTCTCCAATGCAATTACATCTTCAATCTGATGAACTGGAATCTCCAAGTGGCATCGTGGCATATTCACATCTACTCGAGGAGTAGTTGCTGTACCGCCGATACCAAAATCTAATTCAAATTCATTAGTAATTACAGTAGTCGCAGTTGCTAAATCTTCAAATAGTTGAGTGCTTTCATTTGTTCCTGTACCTAGATAACAAGTAAAATTACCTGTTACAGACCGAGTTCCAGTTACGTGTTCGAGAGGCTGGTTTACAATACCTAGCACTTCAGGAGTTAGATAAGTAATATTGTTTGTAATTGTAATATTACCACCAGTAAGTGTAATTTTATATGCACTCTCGCTAAATTGGTTTCCGTAGGTTTTACTGCCCATTCGCGAAGAGACAGAAAGTGAAGTGAGTCGATTACGAATAAAGTTCGCAGTCGAAGTTATATCTCTATTTACAATATCTCCTGTATTAAATGACGCTTCGTCCGTAATTAGTTTACCAAATCCTGACCAATTAATTGTACTAATACCATCTACGTCAAAATCTATAGAAGCTTCGTTTACCACGCAACTCTGGATTTTGTAAATCGTTATTTCTGCGCTACTTGTAAAGCTAGCTGAAGCTGCGCCCGGCTCCGTTTCATTTGCTCCCATAACAAAGTAAAGATCAAATGTTTCAAGATTTGAGCGATTGCCTTGAGCAGGAGTAACAGCAAAAACACCAGAAGCTGACGTGCCAGTAATCGCTGAAGAGCTGTATGCAGAACCTGTCCACTCAGCACTGCCTGAACCTGTCATCATTGCAGCCCAAAGAACGTCCTCTACGGGGTATTTACCTGCCGTGGGACGCATATATGTAGCAAAAGACCACTCTGCAGGAGCAAGAGAGTCATTAAATAATTGACGTGCACGACGGCTGGTACCGTCTGATGACTCCATCTCATTTAGAGTAATTTCAGAAGCATTTGTTGCTTGAGAGAAAGAAAAACCGTCCAATACAGGAATCTCCCAAACACTTCCGCTAAAATCGAGATATACTTTCGTATCTCTGCTAAATTGTAATGCCATAGTTTATCTCCTATGTAACGGAAAGGAGCTGGGCGTGAATCCTTTGATTCTTGCCAGTCGTTTCCTAGTATCGAACCTCAATGAGCATTTCCCCTACTCCATAAGGTTCAAGTACGCCTTCGTCAGTATCAATACTGACGACAGTTAATTGTTGAGTATACTGAGTTTTGTTTTGCTTGTCTGTATATGCCAAACGAGTGTTGTTGTCTATAACAGTTTCCACATCTTCTATGAGTTTATCAAGAGCATCTACAGCGTCTTCCTCATTAACATACATTCGTATGGTTACTGCTAAAAATCTGTCTTTATATGCACCTGCTTGATATTCTCTAGATTCTGCTCCAGCATTTAGATGAACAGCCGGAAAATCTTCTACTTCATCCCAAAACTTTAGTCGAGGAGAAACATTTCCAAAAAGATTTGTTAAATAATCTCCCGAACCATCAATTTTCTTTAATTCTGTCACTAGAGCATTAACGATAGACTGTCTTCTGCTAGTATAAATTCTTGACATTATACTCTCCTAGTGTAGAATCTTCCTATTGCCATTTGTGCAGCAATTTCTCTTATAGACCTGTCAATTACTTTTCTTGGGTCTCTGTCTTCATCTCCTTTTGCAAATCCTGTTTCAAAAGTTTGATAAGGAGATTTTTGATAAGTATATCCAATACTTGGAAATCCTTGTCTTGTTGTCATTACATCGGTCACACGCACAGAGCCTGCAAATCTTCCTGTTCTGTTCACAAGATAGGGCTCTTGCATATTTTTTCTAACTACATCCGGTAGTTTATTGTTAAGTATTCCTATTAAAGATATATAACTTGGTGCCGCTTTTCTACTCTTTCTTTGAGAAGTAGCTTGTCTCTTTCTGCGGCCTCCAGTTTTAAGTGCTCCGCCTTTTACATCTTTTGCTTTTTTACCTGGAACAGAATTTTTCTTGTTTTTAGGCTTTTCTACTTTAAAAGGTTTTCCCTTCTTACCTTTGCCCTTTATTATAGGCTCTATAATTTCTTCATTAATCAAATACTTTGCAAGTCTTTCATCAAATGGCTGACTTGCTTCTACACCATAACCATATTCTGAAAGTCTTGCTGCCAAATCTGCTTCTAGTTTTGGCCTTAGTCGGGTCCAGTCGGTAGACTCTGCTCCTGGCTTATTTGCTAGTGTCTGACCGAGAGACCCTCTCACTGAAACTATCCTACCTTCATATGTGTCTTTTAAATCCCACCCCCAGTCTACAGACTCTATCATCTCCATGATAACTTCTAAAGCAGCACCTTTTGCTTTGCTGTCTCCAGTACTTTTTAAACTAGCTAGATCTTCGAGTACTTGAGTACCTACTGTTCTACCTTTGTGCAGAAATTGAGTTCTTCTTGAAAAACTTGTATATTGCTTTGCTGTAAAGTTATTGAACATAGTGCCTGCGGCGTTACTTTTTAATATGTTCATTAAAGTTTGTTTCAATTTATCTGCATGATTTTTAGGTTGCAGTACTTTTATTCCGTCTCGAGTGTATTTTGCATGATGCTCTACATTCTGTATAGTCGAATTATATTCTTGTACAAACTTTGAATAAATTAATGAAGATAACTTTTTTGCTTCATCTCTCAACTTTGTTGCATTTACATCATCGCCTTCTACAACTTTTTTTGCTGCCGCTTGTCTAGAGGTGTCTTCTGCATTTTCTTCTATTAAAGCTTTTCTTGCTTTCGTTACACTTTTTGACTTACGTATAGCTACATAATTGTAAATAAGTATTTCATAGATATCGGATTCGGGTATATCTATTAGATGATAGCCGACACTATCTATTCTAGTTCTTGCCATTTTTAACTGCTTTCGTTTTGCTTCTTGTCCGCTATACGCTTCTTTTAGCAAGTCATTTAATAGCTTTTTAGACATTAAAAGTTTTTATACAAATCAAGAACTCGCTTGATATGGTCTGGGAAAGCAGGACTGTTTCGTATGCTCGTCTCTGCATTTTCTCGCGTGGCTCCCGACAGCGTTTGACGAGATTTATGCTCGTCTCTTAAATAATACGTAACCATGTCCGCAACTGCAAGTTGCAAATCTGTAGGGCACGAAGAGTACCCTGCACGGTATGTAACTTTTACAGACCCCGCTCCTTGTGGCCAGTGTCTGTACCCCGTTCCTTCTACTCGAAAAATACTATCAGTATCAAAATCAATGTAATATTTTGAAGACTCTAGGGTCTTGTACTCCGATGTTACATTATCTCGAGTTTGCACGGAGCTTACCGACACAAGCGGACTTTCTGTAAGCTGCAAAATATGAGAGCCCCAATTAAATGAAAACTCCTCAACTTTGCTGGTAGAGTAGAAATCTACAATGCTATTACCGCAATAGTTTTTTACTAATTGACTCACAGCGGGAATAAATATATCGAGTTTAGTATCTTCCTTTGTAGAGGAGATACCTTCAATATCCTTATATGTATCAATATTAATTAAATTTGCCATAAGTCAATTAGTAAAAAACTTGGGGTGGCGAACCACCCCAGGTTATTTTAGCCTAAGCTATTAGGATGCCGCTACTGGGCTAAGCTTAACAGCTGCTGCCTTGCCTTGTACTGAGTTGAACAACTCATTAAAGCCAAGGTGCTGAGTACCGACAAGTACACGACGCTGCTGTACAACTTCGTAATCTTGCTCGATATTTACACCGCGCAATCGTGGAATCACGAAGTTACGAGTGTTAACAGCAAATGCACCTGCGTTACCTGCGTTAGCTACAGTTGGGAAGTTGTCAGAGATAACTACGGGTGAACCGTATACCTGACCTACCTGACCAACAAGCTTCAGTGCTGCGTCTGAACCGACTTCGAATACGTTATCGAATTCTACGTCGTTCAAGAGTGAGTGGTAAACGTCTTGAGAGATGATGTAAACAACATCTGCTGGATTCAAGCCGTATACGCCCATCTCACGACGCATACCTACAAGGTGCTTCGCAGTGATAGCAGTGATTTCACCTGCTGACAGTGAAGGAGCCTCGTTACCTGCGCCTGTGCTCATAGCATATGCCAATGAATCAAGACCACCAGGACCAAATGCGTTGTCACCGTTACCTTGGATAATAGCCTTATCTACTGCACGAGCGTGTGAACGTGCAATGTTTTCAGCCATCATAGGCATCAAGTTAACAAGTACTTCTTCGTCGATATAGTTATCGAGGTAAGTAGTTGAAATCAAACGGTCAACAGTAAGAATCTTCTGCTTTGCGTTGAATGCTGGTTCAGTAGCACCACGGTTAGTAACATTAGTACCACCAGCTCCTGCGGATGCAGAAAGGTCACCTGCATTCGCCCATGTAGCTTCTGCAGTATCAGTTTGTAGTGGAATTACAGTTGACTTACCATTTACTGCCATCTCACGGAAAAGAGTTGCAGTGCGAAGCTCCAACTGAATTTCCTTCTCG